TATAAAGGAGTAATAAAATGCTTACTGCTGGTAAATGGCCTTCGATAGTACAAAAAGACCTGAGTCTGATTTTCCTCGACCAGTATCGCGACTTCCCGTCGATGATACCCCTGATGTATCGGTTCAAGGACGCAGAACAGGCTGTAGAGTATGACCTGGAGACGGGCGACAGCGGTGTCGTGCCGGAGTTCACAGGGGAAATTTCTTATGACGACATTAACGAGGGTTATAAGAAATCGGTTTCGGAGCGTGAGTATGCGTATGGTATTAAGATTACCCGCCGCCTGCTTCGTAACGACCTCTATGGCGTAATTCAGGATAAGACAGCTTCGCTTGCTGATTCTTTCCGCGCCCTTCGTGAAACTCGCGGTGCGTATCCGTTCAACAATGCCTTCGGCACGTTCACAGTTGGTGACGGCCTGAGCCTTTGTAATGCGGCCCATACGTCCAAGGTTGGCGGGTCCAATCAGTCTAACGCTGGTTCGCTGGCGTTCTCTGCCCCCAATGTTTTTGCACAGGAAATCCTGTTCAAGAAACTTAAGACTAACCGGGATAACGTGATGTACAATATCCCCGATACGCTCCTGATTCCTATGGAGCATACCGAAAAGGCTTATGAGATTCTTAAGTCTGTGGGTAAAGTGGACGTTAACCTGAACAACAGGAACTATCTCGAAGGCCGGTACAAGTGTATCATTTGGGATAACTTCCTTACTTCGTCTACCAACTGGTTCATGATGAACTCGAAGATGATGAAGCAGAAACTTGTGTGGCGCGAATGGGAGCCTGTGCAGTTCTTCCGCACCGGTGAGTTCGACACCATGGTTCTGAAGATGGCCGGTTACACTTCGTTTGAAGTGTCCACCGTCGAGTGGCGTTGGATATTTGGGAATAATGTTTAAGATTGCAATACCCCTCCTCGGATAATTCCGGGGAGGGGATTCACAAACGGAGGACACAACAAAATGGGACGACCTAAGAATACACCTGAGACGACTAATACGGAAAAGCCGCTTATCACAGCTCGTGAAGCGGAAGCAATGAAAGACGACCTAGAAAAACTCAAAGAGATGGCTGGTGCGGGTGAAATGCGGGATACTGGTTATTCTGCTACTGCCCAAATCGACGACATCGCTATTGACAAAGAAGGCATACGGCGCAAGATTGCTGTGCTTAATAGGCAGTTGGAAGCCCACAAGAGTCAGAAAGTTACTGATTCTCGTAAGAGGGATGAACTGTTCGCTAGGCGCAAAAAGCTTGAAGAAAAATTCGTTCCGTACCTTGAAACTTTCAGAGACTTAGGCGTTATTAGGCGGGATGACCCTGATTGGAATCCTGCTTATAAGAAAGCCATGAGCCGCCATGAGGTAGAACCCTACATCAATGAGTGGCGCAGGATTGGCGTGATGCTGGAACCTGATGATTCCGACATCAACAATCTTGATAACCTTCGTAAGTAAGGAGGATTTAAATGAAAAAGTATTTGGTTTTTGCGGCGTTCTTCGCCGTACTTGGTGTAGCGGGGATTATTAAAGCCGAGCAGGGGGATTTCTCCACGCTTGGTTATAATACTCCCGGTGGGTACTCTTATTGGCGCGTGGATTCGTCTGGTTTCTTTAAACCGGGCGCGGCTTCCGTGCTTGATATCGGTACTGCGGCTCTGCCTGTTAGGAACATCTATGTTGGTGGCGTAGTGGGTGCTACGATTACATCGTCTGTGCTTACTTCTCCTACAATTACTGCTCCTACCATTACTGGCGCGGTGACAGCCACTTCGTCTGTTATATCTGCTAGTTCTGTAACTGTAGCCGATTTGTTTAGGCTACCTAATAGGACTCTGGCGCAACTTGCACTTATAACTCCCGGATTGGGTGATATGTATTTATGTTCTGATTGTGTGGGGGCGTCTAAGGTTGTGTACTCAACCGGGACCGCTCTCCATGCTTTTAGCGTAATAACAGATAGCGACACATATCCTAATTAAAAAACGCCCCGAAATTGTCTGTTCATCAGACGTAAAGTAGGGGCATTTTAGGAGTTTAAAATGAAACTTTTTAAGTTGGCTGTTGCTTTTGTAATAGTCGGTGCGCTTGGGTATGCGGTTCATTCTGCTCCTAGGGCTAATCCGTTTGTTACAAAAACGTCTCATAATGATGGGGATGTAATAAGGCCGTTTGTTGTGTCTTGTTCTTCTACTGCTTGGAATACGCTTCTTCCTATTAGTCCTACTCGTAGGGTGGCTAAAATGGCTACTCTTGCTAGTGCTTCCGCTGTATGCCTATCTACAGCTACTCCTAGCGGCTCCTGTGGGGTTACTGTTGGCGGGTACAGGCTTGCGGCTACGCTTGAATACGACCACTATAGTGAGGCCCTTGTAACCTGTCGTGCGGCAGACGCTTCTGCGGCTGTTCCGGTGTTCGGACTTGATTATACGGATAGTGGTGATAATACTTCGTTCCCGTAAAACTATGAAAATCTTCTGCCTGTTGCTTGTCCTGTTCGGACAAAATTGTCATGCATTGACCCTATCTGAAATTCGTTCAGATGTTAGGTCATTAATTACAGATGCACAGGCAACTAGGCAGAGATTTACAAATACTGAACTGGACTTTTGGATTAATGAAGGGCAAAAGATAGCTGATGTAAAGACAACTTGCATATATAAATCAACAACTTTTCAGCTTTCGGCTGGTACTACATATTATCAAATGCCAGAGGGTTTTCTTGCAATTAGAAGGGTAACAAGGGATAAGCTTTCTATACAAGAAATGACACCGGCAGGACTTGATGGTAGAAGTGCAGAATGGGAAAATGCCTCCGGTTATCCCACTTATTACTTCATTAACTTTTCCAGTAGGACACAGATAGGGTTTGCTCCTTTTCCTAATGTGGTCGCAGATACGGCGACGATTGTCGTAGATTACTTTACATATAGCGACACGCTAGTTGATGCCTCTGTACCGTTTAATGGCAACCAAGACCTTATCCCGTTTAATTATGCGCTTGTGTTTTATGGTGCATACATGGCGTCTATTATAGACGAACGGTATGATAAGGCTAAGATTTTCATGGATTCTTTCACAAGTGTGACTGATTTGATGAAAACCTCATGTACCCTTAGACCAAACTATCTGCCTTCTGGCATAGGGAAACAATAATGAAATGGCTATTAAGCATATTATTTTTAATCCCTTCGACACTTTCAGCACAAGGACTTGCTAAAGGTGAGCAATTAACGGACCTAGGCAACTTTTCGGAGTGCGGGTTAGTTACTCGTTGGGCTTCTAATAAGATTCCTTCCCAATGTCTTACTAAAGCAAAGAACGTTTATTTCGATGAAGATATGTCCGTTTCCCGTAGATATGGGTATGGGCAGTATAGTGTAACTCCTTGCGCCGACCAGAAGCAAATCCGTGGCCTTTGGAACTTCGATGCCACAGATGGTCAACAGTACATAGTAATATTTTCGAGTACATCGTTGTTTTGGACCAAATCTCATGGTGATTGTAATCCTATTAGCGGTCTTGGCAATCTTAATTATCGCAATGAATTAGAGTGTGTTCAGGCGTTAGGAAAGATAAACTGTACAAATGGTATTGATTTTCCCTTCTCTTGGGATGGAATTTCGACCTCTACGTTATCAACCACACATTTTCCGAAGCATATTGGCACTTTCCGTAATAGACTTGTTTTCGGCGGCTTAAATGGAGAACCTAGCCGTATCCGTCTCTCCGGTGAGGGTGATGGGTCTGATTGGGACATACAAATTCCCGGTCAATCTACTACTCCTGCTTCTGTTTCAATATCTGGTCTTAATGACGGGAAATCTGTAAGGGGTTTTCTTGGTCAATACCAGAACGCATTCTTTATAGGTCGTGAAGATGATTTATATTCACTAGCTGGCAATGATAGAAGGGACTTTACTTTACGCCAAGTTTCTGCTCAGATAGGCATAAAAGACGCTAAAAGTGTAAAAGAAAAAGATAATTGCCTTATATGGCTTTCAAATCGCGGTATTGAAAAGATGTGCGGTACTACAATAAATCGTGCTTCTGATGGAATAAAACCCGATATAGATTCTATTATCAAAGCATCAGGAAACACAAGGACAAAAAATTATGATACGGAACAAGAATGGGAAGCTGGCCTTTTTTCTACTTCTATTGTTAATCAAGGTCGTACTAGTACCACAATTTATCCCGGTTCAGTAGTACCTTCTACTTGGGGTTATATAATAGATACAGGTTCTCAATGGAGTTCTGGAACACTAGTGAATATTGATACATATTCAGTAGATGGAAATATAATACTTGACAGTATTTCTAGAGGGTATTCTATACCTGCAAATTTCCCAATTTGGACATGTGTAAATGTTTCTTCTGGAGTTTTTACATGTTCTGATATATCTATAATAAATAGTTCTTTTACTGCTACTGTAAATCAAAAACAGGGTATTATAAGATTATATACACCAATAAATATATTTACTCAGGTAAAAGATTTAACATACAATGCATATGGGCATATATTCACAGACACTCAAGGGTCTATAGATATAGATTTATGGATTAATGCAGATTCTGATAACCCCAATAATGGTAATTTTTTAAGATTAGATTTATACAGCCCAAATAGTACAACAGGGATTGGTACTGCAAAATTAATAAATAGGGTTTCTGGTAGCGATAACGAATTGGCCAGTAATTCTATTACAGTATTTTCTCCATTTTCTCCAGCAAGAGCATTTAATTGTCAAAATATACATATAAACTCTAGCACAAGTGGGTTGATAACAGCCACAGATTCTTCTTGTGGATTATCCATTTCAGCCGCCACTCCTAATCCATCTATAAATACAACTAATCATGTTATTGTATTAAATAATCAAAACAGCAATGTGGCATCTTTTAGGGTTGGTGGAGCAGTAAGTAACCAAATATACTATTCTACTGGTATTTTCACTTCTCCCATATTTGACACAAATATAACCACAACAGTTGGCGGACCATATTACTTTGATGGCACAAATCAAATATATGGTTCTACAATATCCTACAGAATAAGAGAATCTGAATTAAATAATATAGACTCAATGGGGCCTTGGGTTATTGTTAGTACAAATATAAGTGGAGAATTTAGAATACCTCTAACAAAAAGATATTGGCAAACACAAGTAGAGTTAAATACTCAATATAGTACACAAACCCCTATTGTTGATTTCATTTCATTGCAAGCCACTAATACTGGATATTACATAGGCGATTGTATAAATGCCGTAGATATGACATCTTGGGGCAACTTTAGCCCTCTTGAGGCACTTTCTGGTGGTTCTAAAATAACCTATTATGTTAATTCTGGAGATAGTTGCAATCAAGTAACACGCTCTACGGCTCCTTGGCAATTACAGAACGCCAATTCTCCTATATCCGCTTCTACTGCTAATTTTCTAGGATTTATGGTGTTTGAAGAGCCAGTTACAACAACAGACACTTTAAGATTAGATGCTTTAACAATAGACTGGAATGAAGGTTCTGAGCGTCCTCCTGTGTCTTCTATCGTATATAACGACAGATACTATATGTTCTACACGACCAATACACAAGCTGGAGCGCATAATGACTCTGCTATTGTCCTTGACCTTAACGATAAATGGTCTAAATTAAGCAACATAGAAGCATATTCTTCTATAGTTTATAATAATCAGTTATATACGGGTGATAGTAATGCAACTGGTCTTATTTATGTTCATTGTGATGCTGTACACCCTTGCAGTTCTGATGTTTCTGGCCCTTTTGATTTCAGTATTAAAACGGCAGACTTTGATTACGGGAATCCGTTAGAAAAGAAAGAACTTAAGCGTATATATTTAACACTTAAATCAGAAGAAACCTCTGGACAAAACATTAAATTAAATGTAAAATATTATATTAATGGCAGTACGACACCTTATTCACTTACTGTGTCTACAGACGCCGAGGTTAATTTGAATGAGGCAGTAGAACCGGGGTACTTTGTAGCAAAACTCCCGGCTATTAACACACAACCCACGACTTTCAATTGGTTGGCAATTGGGATTGATTACGCGGGCAATGAGGGTCCACTCAGGCTGTATTCAATAAAAGTAGTATATAAAGATATTAGGATGGAGTAGAGGACACTAAAATGGCTGATGGTACTGGTGGGGTTCCCGGACTCCCTAAAATAGATATGGCTGGCAACTCTAACGTTCAGACCGACG